GTGTTCATAGGTTCTTTGTCTCAATTCGGAAGAACTGAAGCGATGTGTGCGGGAGTTGTAATAGGTTTTAATTCCACGACTGTCACATATGTCACGACCAGTTAAAGCTTTGTCTTTATATTCTTCACCACAAATACGCATAGTTATAGGCAAGAACATCAACAAATCTTCTAGGTCTTTTTCGGTGTCATAGACGATGATTTCATCTACAAATTTTACGGCAGATAATTGAACATATCGTTCAACAATTGATTGAACTGGTTTGTTTTTTGTTCCTGGTCTATCAATTGTTGGGTCTGTTTGCAAACCAACGATTAGGTAATCACAGATTGACTTGCACTCAGCAAGCATTAAGATATGACCTGCATGTAAGAGGTCAAAAGTTGAACAAGTAAAGCCGATGGGACGGCCAATCATATCATCAGGTAATACTAGCATCATATAACTCCATTATAAAAGAAGAACCAAGGCGTATCTTAGACAGAGGCCTTGGCCGTGTTACATTTATTTAGTTATCGATTCATCACATACATCGTGATTTCGAAACCAAAACGCATATCAGTTGCAGTTGGTTTTGTCCACATAATAATTTCCTTTATAAAAGAGTGGAATTATTTCCACATTACTATATTATCACAACCAACTCAGAAAATCAATACGCAAAATCATTAAAAGATTCTACGAATTTAACACTTTCGCTACTGAATTGATAACTGCGGCAATTCTGCCAATGTCACGCAACTGTTCGACAGTCATACCTTCTTTCTTCAAGGTATCATAATGTGCCTTCACACAAAAGTGACATTTACCAACAATTGAAGCGGCGAGACTGTATGCTTCAAAGTTTAACTTAGTTGTACCACCATGTGAGGCAATTGCGTTCATTCGCAGTTGTGCAGGTAAACCTTTTAGGTTTTCATCTTCTGCCATTTCAACATATGGATACCATACATTGTTTTGTGCCATGACAGCAGATGCAGTTAAGGCGGCGTCACGCTCGGTGGTATTTTCCAAACTTGACTGTATAAATGAAACGAGTTTTCCGTTGCCTGTAGCCATTGCTGCGGCCAATGCACAACCGTTAGCAAGGTCAACATCAAGACTGCTACGACTAATAACAGCATCCAAATTAAGCTTGGCGTCTTTTGCATAATCAGGTAATGCCTCCTTTAGTAGATTAACCCAACTCATTTTTTTGTTTTCTCCGCAATTTCTTTGTAACCATTGTAAGTTGGATGAACACCGTCAGCAGAAATCTTATCTACTGGTCGTTCAATGACTACATCACCCCATACTTTTGCAACATCTAATATGTTTTGATATTTTTCTGGTTTTAGTTTTTCACTTGGAAGAATCCAATAAACTGAACCATTAATATTTTCTCTAATTAGATTGGCATTTTTTATGGTATCAATCGATTTGGTGTCGTTTGGTCCAATACTAATAATGGTCGTTTTTGTTTTAATAGGTTTACTTAACATATCACGGTGTTTAGTGTAAAAAGCGGAACTATTAATTCCACTCTTTACATATGCGGTACATTCTTTTCGAATTTGGCTTACACCAACCGCAATACTATCACCCAAAATCAAACACTCTATCATAGTGTTTCACCACCAACTGTTCGATTACAGGCACAAAGTTCACCTGTTTGCAATGCATCTAATACACGCAAGGTTTCTTCTGGTGAACGACCAACATTCAAGTTGTTTACAGTAACATGTTGAATCACATTGTCGGGGTCAACAATGAATGTTGCACGAAGAGCTGCACCAGCAGGTTCATAGAAACAACCCAATTGATTAATGAGTCCTTCATTCCAACGAAAGTCAGAATCATCACCAAGACGCTTTGGTGCATCACCAGTTTGATAACCATTACGAATAGTGTCAGCAAACTGAATGTGTTTAATCTTTTGCAAGTCTGGATGTGCTTTTTGCCATGCCACTTTACAGAATTCATTGTCAGTAGAACCAGTTAGCAATACTGCATCACGGTCATCAAAGTCTTGTGCAAGTTTATCATATGCAACAATCTCTGTTGGACATACGAATGTAAAATCTTTTGGATAATAAACAATTACTTTCCATTTACCTGGAAATGATTGTTCATTAATTGTAAAGAAAGCATCTTCAGGTTGACCTGGTTTTACACCTGTCAACACAAACGGTTCTAATTTTTCACCTACGGTTTTCATTTAAATCTCCTAATAGTTTAATTCAATTAGTATTACTGAATCGATAATACTTATTAATAGTTTACATGGAAATGAATCATTTGTCTAATGATTTTTTCCTATCTTCCTCATCGATTTTTTTAATAATTACTTTGCCATCTTTTTCGGAGATATCTAATGTGTCGCCTTCTTTCCAACCCATTTCTTCCAATAACTCAGGTGGCAATTCAACGATTGCATCACCATTATCGCATATTTCAATCACCTTTGCGGTAAATGTGTTAGACTTTTTCAACTTTCACTCCTGCTTTTTCCAAGAATTGTATGCCATTTTCGTCACGGTAACTGTTGCGATAATAAACAGAATCAATACCGGATTGATAAACCAATTTTGCACAGTCCAAACAAGGAGCATGAGTGACAAAAAGAGTAGAACCGAGGCCAGATTCAGTAGACCTTGCCAACTTAGCGATTGCATTTGTTTCAGCATGTAACACCTCAGGTTTGGTTTTTAACCTATATCGCCTAGCATAACCTAGGTCAGGATTAATATCTTCTTCTTCAAAAGGCCATTGTTGAACTATCTCATCTGGACTTAACCAACCGCCAGCATCTCTGGACATATAGTCCTCATGCTCACAGTTGTTATCCCAACCTGAAGGCATACCATTGTATCCAATAGAAATGATACGATTATCTTTTACGATAATCGCACCAACATGTAATCTTTTTGCACTTGAAAGTTCCGCAAATACTTCTGCGGTTTTCATGTATGCATTAATGAACTTCTGTTTCATTCAGAAGCTTCTTTGCGATTTTTCTTTTCGGATTTGTATGGTTGTGCGCCAATGATTTGTGCTTGAATCATGGCATTTTTGAATTGGTTGCGTTTCACAGGGTCAACAATCGTTGCCATGTATCGCTTTGTTTCTTTACTCAGTTTAAAATTTTTATCACGCTTCATCATAATCTCCATTATAAAAGCGGGGCATTGCCCCGCCATGTTTACGCCACTTTCTGCTCTTGCAGAAGTTGTGGTTTGAACTCTTTCAAACTTTCACCAATAGCAATCTTGCGAGGTTTCTTATGTTCAGGAACAATATTCTCCAAACCAATACGAAGAATACCATCTTTGAACTCAGCACCCTTCACTTCAACTGTGTCGGCGATTGTAAGAGTTTTAGTGAAAGACCTCGTACCAATACCTTTGTGTAGATATTGCACACCGGTGTCTTTATCTTGTTTTTCACCCTTCACAGTTAATGTTGCTTCTTCAACAGAAATTTCAATTTCTTCTTTTGAAAATCCTGCAACAGCAAGTTCTACAACATAACGGGATTCATCTAACTTGATGATATTATGTGGGGGGAAAGTGGTTGCTTTTTGAACATCCATGCTCAATAGTTTTTCAACATCGTCAAAAAACTTTTCATAACCCAAAGTTGTATTATACAATGGGGTAAATGATACACGATTAAGTGTCATAGTTTATCTCCTTTTAAGCGAGTTTACAAAAATGTGACCCATTAGGCGCCACAAATTTATTTATTCACGATTTCGTATGCTAATCGGTTAACTAGAAATTTTCTTCCTGGATTTTCTGCGTGATAAACCAGGACGAATTCGTAGTTACCTTCTTTACGAACATCATCATAATTATCGGTATAAACAACCTCGGTTGAATACCTATTCTTCAATTTTGTTACTTTCACTTTTTTGTCCATGATAATTCACCATGTCAATACTCTTGTGTTTTCTTACCAATATTATATTTCGTAATTAGTTGCCATTCGTCTTTTTCTTTGAATGAAATAATCTTTATTTGATGTAAAGGTGCAATATTGTCTTTCATCAAAGAAGGATTCATAACCTTCACAAGACCCCATTCTTCTAAAAGTTTGGCAATAGCATTTCGTCTTTGAATATCATTTTCAGAAATATTGGAAGGTTTACCATCCAATGCAAATAGTTCCTTGAAATGCACAATATAATACTTGCCTTGCTTGTGTAGAATGTGGCACGATTGATACAACACTTTTTCCTTGCGTGAAGAAACGCCAATTCTGGTAAGTGTTTCTCTTACCTTCAAAAAATCGTCTTGTTCAGTCAAGGTGACTTCTACAAATTTAGTCAAGTCTACCATCATTACCTCTTAGTCAATCCACCCGTTTGGGTTTGTTCTTTTAATTGTTGGATTTGTTCTTTGCTAAGTAAGCGATGCGCCTCACGGGCTTTTGTGTCGGAGAATCCAAAGACAGTCTTTATACATTCCAAATCGTCACTTTTTTCAGCTTTTACCCACTTCGCAAACGGTCGCTTCTGCGACCTGACGGTATTTAGTAAAAAGTCGTTTTGTAGTTTCTTATCCAGAAAATGTCTGCGGTTCATCTCATTTGCATACAATATGCAGTCTTTATGATAAGATAGACTACGATTTACAAGGAAAGGTGCATAATCTTTCTCTGTAATCTCATCGACAATTAGTTGCTTCTTGTTTTGTAGTATCGCATTTACATAATCAAATGGGTTACTCATGTCAGCATCCTTATCAGACCAACGGTATCGATTGTAGTGAGTAAAACATAATTAGCAAGGAGGCCAAATGATTTCCGAGTATAAGCAGCCCAAGCATACAAAGCACACCCAATAATCCAAATAGGATAAAGAACAAGTAACGGAGGGTTCGGTACCGTAAGAGCCATCGTAATACTACAGCCAATGCTAATAGCCCAAGCAAAAAGTTCAACAATAAAACGCCAACGATTAGACTGCCAATCATCTTTTATCCATTCGAATATTCCGTTAAAT